TTAGTTCTTGCCTTTGCCTTTTGCTATTGCTTTGGCTTTTGGCTTGGTGTTAGGGAACTTCGCTATCCATTCTTTGGTTCGCTGAGTCAATCCCTTCCACGCACTCCAATTCTTGCCGCCATCGCTCATGTGATAAGCGACTTGAGCATTGACCACAGGGTTTAGCAGTTCGGCATTGGAATCCAATCCAAACTTCGCTCGTCTATCCACACCCAACTCTCCTAGCATGTTTATCTGAAACAAGCCGTATGAGTTGTCGCCTGTTGAGGCGTTCCCATTATGTGCGAGCGGTCTACCTGTTGATTCCTTTTTGGCAACTGCCCATGCGACTTTCAATGCCTGACCTTCGAACCCAACCGCTTTGAGTAGGGCTACGAGTTCGGTATCACTCAACTTGTGAGAGTTCTCGAACTTGGCAAGCAATTTGTCGTTGGATTGTTGCTCTACGACTAGTGCTTCTGCTTTAGTCGGACTAAAGGCAGGAGTTACTCGACCTATTCCAAACGCCCCTGAGAGGAACGCGGTGGATAGAGCAAGCACCACTAACCGATTTTGTGTTTCTAGTTTCATCAGTTCTCCTAGCCCAGAAAGTCATTGACAACTTCACTCGCCTCTGATTTCTGGTGTCGAACGCGGTGTAAATAGCGTTCGGTAGTTTTTATGGATTGGTGACCCAACCTCTCCTTTACTTCATGGACATCAACGCCGTTCTTTAATAACTGCGTTGCGTTCGCATGCCGTAAGTCGTGAGTTCGTGGATTCCAACCCATTCCTGATTTGGCTATTGCTTTGTTCCAAATGGTTCTCCATGTATCTCGTGGCAGGTGACTCGGTTCATCAAGTATGACCTCACCCTTTTGGTATGACTTTGCTCTTTGCGACCTTCGATACTCTCGAACTATCGCTTTACAATCGTCACACCTACAAGACCCACTTGCGTAAGCCCTGAGCGTGCCATGTTGGAACAGTTTTCCGTCTTTCACGAATGGTCGTGAAGACTTATCTGCGCCACGAGAATCATTAAGTTTATCTTTTGGTATGACTTTGCTTTTCTCAAAGACTAGGTCATCTTTCCCTATACGATTTAGCCTGACATACGCTTGAATCTCTTGTATTAGAGCCTTTGGTAGCACCACAGACCTCTTGTAACCCGACTTAGTGGCATCTACGACTAGGAATCTTTCTCCATTGTTACGCTTCTTACCTAACTCGCTGACACGCCTCTGAATAAAAACTTCTTTTGTATTGAAATTAAAATCTTTTAATCGAATCTCGGTTGCTTCACCAAAGCGTGCGCCTGACGCGACTAGGAACTTGGCAAGTAACTTCGCACCTTCCGTCGGCAAGTGAGTAACTATCTTCTTGAACTCGTCGGGTTCGACAATACCTGAAATGTCCGATTTGCCCACCTTGACCCTAATGCCCTGAGTTGGGTTGGTTTGGGCGATTTGTTGCTCTATGAGCCATTTATACAGAGAGCCCAAGATTGCCCTGATTTGGGCGATTGTGGCGTTTCCTACCCCCTGAGCCTTCAGTTCGCCCAAGAGTTCTCGGACTTCGAGCGTAGATACCTCAGAAACTCGTTTAGAGCCGATTTGAGGGGCTAGATACCTCACCCAAAGGGATTCATACCCCTTCTTCGTGATAGGCAGTAATTCTGCCCTTAGAAGCCATTTCTCGGCATACTCAGAGAGGGTCAAATTAGCCCTAGAAAGCCCCTCAGAGCCCCCATTCTCTAGCCGTAGTGCGTGATACTGCGCTTCCTTGAAAGAGCCCCAAGTGCCAGCAGACAGGCGTTTAGAACCCCTGCGGTAATAGCCTGTGAACCGAGCCCCACGCTTGACCACATACGCCACGAAAGCCCCCTCTACTCGTGAGTAACCTACTGATGAGTAAGTTACTGACGAGTAACATCTAGGTCAAATCCGAAGCCCCCTCTACTGACGAGTAACTTAGAGGGCATGAAAAAGCCCCCATTCCCGATTGAGAATGAGGGCTCACATAGTGACTAAGTGCTTAGACGAATTGAATCATTCCGCTATGTGTCTTTGTTTTCTGTCACAACTTCAATCTCACTTTGTTTTCGGTTGTGATTCCATTCTTCGATTGTCTTGCGATTCCACACAGGAGTTCTTCCAATGTATGTGTCGGGTTCGGGAAGGGTGTTTCTTCTTCGATAGGTATAAAGAGTTGAATACTTCAACCCTGTTATCTCTGCGAGTTGGTCGTTTGTAATCCATTCTGAACCTGTCACTTCGCCACCTTTTTCTTTTTAGTTTTAGTTTCATCTCTTACATACAACTCTTTCGTTTCGTTGTTGAACCACACATAAGGCAAATCATTTGTCACATTGAATTGGTAATGCGTGGGGTCTTTGCGATTGAGATTACTCATGTGTGATGAATGGAAGTAACCATTACCTAACCATTCAGGCACATCACAATCAGGATAAGTGGAATGAAGCGCAACGAATCGTTCACGCATGTTGTCGTTGTAACCACGAGCAATCCATTCATTACAGATTGCGATTCCGTATTCACATAACAACTTCTCATGTCCACGCCATAAGTTAGTGGCAGGGTGATTACGCCAACCTTTCGTTTCGCCACGAAGCGCACGAAGTATCTGCCACGCTTCAACGCGTTGCTTACCAAGTCGTTTGTAATCCAGCGATTGAGCCGACTTAACAAAGTCGGGATAAGGCAGGAATGTATTAACCATGTATCACCTTTTTCTTTTTACATTTCTTTATCTGCCAACCATTGTAGGCACGAGTTCTCATCAAGTAACAATCGAATACATCATCAAGGGTGTCGAAGTAGTCAATGTGTTCTTTTGGATTCTTCTTACAATCACAATCAGATTGGTGAATCTTGAATACACCTGTTCTGTTGTTAAGAAGTAATTGAAAAGTCTTCATTTAATTTCCTCTATCTCGTAGAAGCCCGAACCTTCGGTGTTATCTTCATGCCAATTTTCAAGCGGAGTCATTTCCGCAATTTCTTCGGCATGAGTTTCAGAGTCGGCTTCCACCTTTAATGAGTAGAAGGTTGTTGTGTCAGTTGTTACCCAATAGGTCGGAGTCACTTCTTATTCCTTTCTGCTTTGCGAATCAGTTTGTATCTCTCTGCTTCGGTCGTGCCACCCCAAATCCCATAACGAATCCGATTCGTTACTGCGAATGAAAGACACTTAGTTGATTCATGGCATTGTGAACATAATGACTTTGCCGTTGAAATCTTTTCAATGTCTTCGGGCAAAGTTTCTCCACTAGGAAACCAAATCTCAGGGTCATTCTTTTGACATGGAGTATCGTCAATCTTTCGTGATACAGGAACTTTGAGATTGAAGACAGGATTGTTAGTTGCCCTCTTAGGTTGTGCCGAAGGCAATCGTTTAATGTAAGTCATTTTTATTTCCTTTCTGAACTTTTGTATTGGGGTAAGTCATTATTGTTTTGGTGGTCGTTCTCGTTACAACTCGAACAAATCGTTTGTTTTGTATTCTGTGAACAACCACATTCGCAATCACAGATTCCACAATCTGTTTCACAGTTACATTCTCCATAGTGTTCCCAACGCCATTCACAATCTATCTCTCCTTCATTTTGGAATAAGAACTTTCCTTCTGAGAATCCAATCTCGCCATGAAAAGACATGCCTTCTTCTTCATACGACAGAGTTACCTCAGCGAATGGATACTTTTTAGCGAGTGCTTCAATTACAGGTATCGGTGGTGACCATGCGGTGCTGAAACTAATTGAAACTTCTGTTGGAGTTTCTAAGTTCATTACAACATCAGAAGCGTTCCACTTAGTTCCCCATTTAGCGCAACGCCATTCATACCAACTAGGGAATCCATACTTTTGTATTAGTTCATTTGGATTCACATTATTGGGTGAAGGTGAATCAAGTAGTTCTTCGGGCATAGGAATTATTCGATTGAAGTCAAAGGGTTGTTCTGAATCGTTTGTAATTCCCTGAATTAGTTTTGCGAACTGCTTTGGGGTCTTTGTCGTAATTGTTAAATTGTTGTAGCAATAGTTAGGCATGGATTCTCCTTTCGTTATTGGAATCAAGTGAGAGCAGATACAACTCGCTTTCATGGTCGAAAGGAGTTACTAAGCCCCATGAGAGGTCATGGTTGTTCTTTGGCGTTGATTCGGTTCACAGGGAATGAAATAACCCATGAAGGTCAATCGCTTTTACTCTCACTTGATAAGTCGGTTATTTAGTTAGTTGTTTGTGGGCGTGGTATCTCCAATTCTTCGCACGCTTCACAGTTATCGTGTCGTGACAGTTGTGACAACGCACTACACACTTTTGTATTTCTTTTTTAATCTTGTGTAATGGTTGAATGTCACGAATCATGTCAGCGATTGTGTATTCCTTCTCGCCTCTTGTATGTAAGTGGTCGAAGGTCAGATTGCGAATGTCAGAATCCATAGTCGCAATTACTTGTTCAATGACAGAGTTAGGAACTTTGCCACGAAGTAACCGCTCAACTTTGGTCTTCTTCTTCGCACAATCAACGCAGGAGTTCTTCGCAAAGTATTTGGCTAAGAACTGATGAATCTCGGTCTTACGCCGTTTCCTGTTGCGATACATTCTTTGTAATTGAGCAGAAGTGTTTTTTCGATAGTAAATCTTCTGCCGTTCACTTTGGCAGGGTCGGCAATAAGGTTGAGCATTACCGACCATGCCACGATTAGAACGCTTACGATTAAAAGCAGTAATGTCTTTGCGTTTTTTACAATGACTACACACTTTTGTTTTCATTAGTTCTCCTAGTTAAGAACTTTGTTCACGCAGTTAAAACAGAACCACATAACAGGAACGCCGTATGAATCTTCAATGTAGCGACCTGATGAAGTAAGTCCGTTCTGCTGGCATGAATCACAGTTAGTTAGTTGGTCAGGTGTGACTCTGATTATTTCTACATAACCCATGATTACTTCCTCTCTACGATTGTGTAAGAAAGTTCAGTAGCAAGTTCACCATTCATGTCACTAATCGAGCCGTTGATTTCACTAACGACTTCGTTGTGGTCATAATCATCAGGGAACTCGTATCTAATTGTTATTGTCTTCATTTGTTAATCACCTCATCTATCATCTTTTGACATGAGCCATAACCGAGAGCGTTTGCGTATGGCTTGTCACCGACATAGCACACATCACGAGTCACCCATGACATAAGAATTGTTATCAAGATTGTTGGAATGATTACAAGAACAATCCAACCTCTACGAGTTAGTTTGGTAGCCATGATTATCCTTTCGGGAATAAATAGTTGAGTGGAAGAACTTTGTAATGAATGTCTTGTCCATTACTAGGTGTCATGTATGCGACAACGAATCTGCTTCCTTGCGTTGCTACAACAATGCCAGCACGACTTCTACCGAACGCACGAATAGCAACAACATCATTTACTTTCGCGTTGAATACGGAAGTGGAATCGTGACGGATACTAGGAACGCGAGTGATTGAAAGTGCCTGTAACTCTTGTCTGCGTGGATACATCAACGCGAACATGTCGAGTCGCTTCCTTACTTTCTTCAACGACTTTTCGAGATTGTCAGAGCCATAGCCCCAAGTGACTACGCCTTGACTAACCCAATTAAGGTCTGTGAGTTGGTCATACATTCCACCAATCTCCCATACGAACGCTGAATGATTGTCTGCGGTTGTGCCGTCAGGTCGTGTGTATGTGCGTTTCCAATTAACGATTGCGAATCCTTTGTAAAGTTCACAATGTAAATCTTCATCAACCATTCGACCATTTGTGTAATTGCCATGAGCAACTGCTCGCTTGAAGCGTTCCAAGTAGAACGCTTCGTCACGAGTTACTGATTGTGTGATTG